GTACCCTAACGTTTTTAATAAATAATCCCAGTAATCCGCCATAAACGAGACGCTTAACCGCGAACCGCGAAAAAAGCCCAGAGTTCTGCGGTTTATTAGCTAAATCGATTTATATGTTACGATAACTACAATTATCGTACGGTTATAATGGCGGATTACTTAGGTTTTTTGGGTCGCGAACCGTGAACCGCCTGCAAGTATCTACATATGGTATGCCAGCCTTCCGCGGTTGGCGGTTCGTTGACACCGTTTTCTAGGAGATCCAGCGAAATCCTTGTTTCATACAGTTTTACACTGTCTGGGCGAAGGGGCTTCGCGTGTTCTTTAATAGCAATAATATAGCTGGATCCACCTGTATCTCTCCATAGTTTTATTCCCATAGATATTTGATGAGGGCTAAGCTTAATCTTGTTACCAATTACAACCTTAGCTTCTACAAAGATCGTATCTAATTGTGGTGACACACCAATCAAGTCTGGGAAGCCAGCCATAGTTGTAGTCTCAATCCTCATCCAATTATAAATGGTAAGGTTTCTCTTAATTAATTTAACAAACTGTGCTTCTTTCATTCTATCGCTTTGTCTTTATTAGTTATTAAAGAATAGGGTTACACAAATACTAATTACTTTTCTTCTTCTTGCTCAATTAGTTTGATGTCTTTTATCTTATCTTTTGGCTCCTCATGTTCAATGACATTCTCTTCATTAACAATTGGTATTCCTTTGCGCTGGAGTTCATTAAGCTTTTTTAATAGTTGTTCTCTCGGTAAGTTTTCAATAGCACTCTCCATTCTAATTGTTGGATCATACAATCCTCCAGCCTTACCTCTCAATGCTTCAGCATTAATAGATGCGGAGTAATGCTTCTCTTCTTCTGCTCTTTTCCCTAAGTCATCTAGTCTGGCCAAATGTCTATCCATATTCACAGCATACTTTTGTTGCTGTTCTTTTTTCATATCATAAATAGCTTCTGCAACTAATGGGTTTTTATTTGGGTCCTGCAATTCATAAGCAGTTTTTCTTGCGACAGACTCAGCATACCCTGCACGTCTTGCAGACTCTGAAGCAGATTGTGCTCCTAATAAAGTTCTGGTGCAAAACTCATATACAAATCTTAATTGCTTCGGAGTCAGTTTAGTTTTTCTTCTTCTGTCTATACTATTATTCATACCCTCTTCTTTTTTATTTTTATTTAACATTTATCCTTCGTGGTAGCTAGAAGTTTTTCCTTGTTTTCTGTCATTGTTACTTTTTACCTTACACTTCAAGTGTAATCCTTACACTTCAAAAAAGTGAGTAGTGTAAGCGTGTATCCCTTACTCACACTCAAAAAACACTCAACCTTACACTACTTACACTTGTTTCACTTATTTTTTTTATTTTTATTTTATACCCCCTACAAAAGGTACTTATAGTGTAAGGCGAAACACGAAGCGCGAACCACAAGTAACTCAACACACTTGCTTATAAATGAATACTGATTAATATCTCCTGAGAAATAATAGAAGGAAGGCATGGATAATATAACAGCGAAGACTTGCACACGTTGCAAGAAGATTAAAGCAGTAGAACTCTTTGATAAAAAAGCAGCTAATAAAACTGATGGACGTAAGTCCTGGTGTAAAGAATGTTCCTCGAAGCATTCAGCGAAAGTTTGGAGTGCTTATAAAAAAGACAAAGACAACGCATCGTTGAGCGCGAGCCCTTATAAGTTTTTAAAACATTGGTTATGTGATATTAAAAAAACAGGAATAACGTACAACAGACGAAGACATCCTGTTGATCCTCATTTAGATATGGAAGACTTACTAGAGTTATGGGAAAAACAAAAAGGTAAATGTGCTTTAACAAATGTTAACATGACACACATTAAAGGAGCAGGAAGAGTTGATACAAATATTTCTATTGATCGTATCAATGGTGACATCAAAAAATACACAAGAGATAACATACAATTAGTTTGTTATCGCGTTAATATGATGAAGCATAAAATGGGAGAAAAAGATCTTAATTGGTGGTGTAACGCGGTTATCGAAGCATCCAAATAACTCCAGAAAACAGCCATAAATTAGATAAGTGTTTACCCCTATGTAATATAATATAATATAAAGTTAAATAAACAGAAAGAAGGAATAAAATGAAAAACTTAAAAAAACAAATCAACAAAATCTTAGTTAACTTTGTCGAGCAACAAAATGCTAAACAAATTAAAAGTGGTGCAATAAAAGTTGAGGCTTCATCAGGAAGATTGAGTCACTTAATTGCGATTAAAACTATTGCAAATTTAGATCACCCTACTGACTCAAATAGATTTGATGTGGAATTAGTAAGTGATTACAAAGCTAACTACTTTTACAAAGGAACTAAAAATTTAGTTTCTAAAGAAGACTTTGACAAATGGTTAAATGAATTTGTTTTAGTTCCTGCTAAGCCTAGTAAACTTTCATGGGATGTTAATAATAATGATCAGTTCCTTATTAATGATGATGGTGATAATGTTTTTATTCACTTACAAGGTTCTGCAGCAGACTTATATAATTCTGATTCTGAATTTTATTGTGAGTCTTTTCAATTAGCTTTAGATAAGCACCTAGAAGATGCAGGAATTAATTTCGACCCTTATTCACCCTCTACTTTACAAGTGGAGGCTAGATAATGGATATCAAACAAGTATACATACCAATCGCTAAAATAACTTTTGAATACTTTCCTCATGAAGCTATGTTTCAATCAAAAACAATTAGGATTGCAACTGCTGGCATACATAAATTTCCTATCAATAAAACTTTTAATGAGGAAGGTCATGTTTATGACCTTTTTAAATTTAATGGTAAATTTGCTATTTACCGTTGTAAAAAAGGATGGGAAAAACAACAGTCTAAATATGTTGTTTGGGGAATCAGTAAGCAGCACTCCGATTTTGATGAAACGTTGGGACATCAAGTTCATACGTATGAATGGGCTGACCCTGTTTTTCTTAATCATTGTGATAGAAACGAAATTAGTTATGTTTCTCCTCCTTACAGAGAAGGCTCTTCCATGAAACTTTGGGAAGCTTATGATATGACTACTTTTAAATATGATGTCTGGGTATCTAAGTTTTTCCAGTATCAGGATAAAATTCGCATCAAAGAAGAGGATGATTATAAAAGAAAACAGGAGAAATATGCAAAAGAAAATCGTGCTGTTTGCGGTGCCTGTGAGCGTTACATTGAGAGATGGGACGAAGGTAACAGAAATGGTGTTATCTATGATCATGGCTTCCAGCAATTAGGTTTCCGTTCTGGTCCTTGTGTAGGTAGTCGTCTTCAAGTGTGGGAGAAATCAACTGAAGGTAAAGTTGCTTTTATTAAAATGGTTGAGAATGAAAGAGATCACCTTCTTAATAAAAAACCTAACGAAGAAACTGTTCTTAAACTTAAAGCATTATTTGCTGAGTATGTAGCGTATGAGGAAGAGTTATCAAAACTTTATAAAACTCATGGTGATAGATACAAAGAAGACGTTAGATATTATGATAGAAGAGGCAATCCTTTTAGCAGATGGATTAACTGGGAACTTAAAATTGATTTGCCTGCTAAAGATCAACCCGTTTATCTTGACCAGTTAAGAGTAAAAGAAGACACTACTCTTTCTCAACTTTTGTTTGTTTGGAACAATAGACTTGTAAGTTTAAATCAAACAATTGAAAAAGAACAAAAGAAAGTTGACAACTGGAGCCAGCAGTTAACCGCAAAAGAAAGGAAGGAGGCGCAATAAAGCGCCTTCTAAAATAAAGGAGAAATAAAAATGCAGCTAATCAATGACGATTGTCGTAACCACCTCTCACGGATCGCGGAGCACGATAACTGCTTGGTTATTTATGATCCGCCTTACGATGAGTGGGATCAGGTATTAAACATCGCCAGCACGTCAAAAATAGCTTTTACATCACCACAAAGACGGCATGAAACAGAAAACATTTTAGGGAAACCAAGAAATGAAATCGTTTGGTTTTTTAAAGATGGAAGATGGGTCAGTAAAAACTTACCGCGGATCACGCACAACTATATTTTTATTTATGGAAAAACAAGTGATGCAGCGGTAGGGGCTAATCAAGAAATAAAGACAATGAAAAAAGGCTACACCTCCATTGGTAAAGATAATTTAGGCCCACGAATATTTACAACCAAACCACGCAAACATTTAAATAGCGTTTTAGAATATCCGCGTAACATGAGGAGTGGATCATGGGGAAAGCCAATTGGTTTATTAAAAAATTTAATTGAATGGATTAATCCTGATATCGTTTTTGATTTATACATGGGCACAGGTTCCGCAGGAAAAGCCTGTTTGGATCTGAATAAATCCTACATCGGAATTGAGAAAAACCGCGATATATTTGAAAAAACAAAAGCCTATTTTAATGAGGAAAACAGCCAATAATTAGATAGTTGTTGTATATAATATAATATTACATTATAAAATAGATAACAAAACAGAAAGAAGAAATTATGAAAAAAAGAAATAAAAAATTAAACGTAAGTGTTTCTCTACCAAGATTAAGCTGGGTAGAAAATAATTATGAAGACGCTGTTAAGTTTTTTTTAAACGAACTTAAAATTTCTACAAGACTACAAAATACTTTAAGCATCAAAGTTCACATTAGAAGAACTGTTCTTGCAAAAGATACTTTAGGAACTTGTAATCTTACAAACAATGGATCTATTTCTACAAAAGATTTTAAAATTGTTTTAGCGGAAGATCAACCTTATTTCCAGCAGTTAAGAACTTTAGCGCATGAGTGTGCTCACGTTGAACAATCTTGTAAAAACCGTTTACAAACAAGAGTGTGGTCTTCTGATGGTCGATTACATGTTCGTTGGGAAGGAAAAGAATTAGGTGTTTGGATGCAGGATGTTTCTTACGAGGAGGCACCTTGGGAGATCGAAGCAAATAACTTAGAAAATAAATTGGTAAAAGCTTTTTATTTTCATCAACATAAAAAATAAAGGAGAAATAAAATGAATAATAGAAATGAAATGACTAAAAAAGATTGGAATGCTAAAGCAAACGAATTTAATCAATCATCATCTGATGCTTCTCAAAGAGCACGTGATAGTTTTGATCGTTGTGATACTGACGGATATTTATCGCAGTGGGCTCAAGGAGAAACTTCTCAATTAGATCGCGCAAAAGAAGATCTTTGTCGTAATGAAGGACTGCATTCTTTTGTTGGTTTATATCTTAATGACCGTCGTATTAAAGCAAAAGAAATTCTTGTTACTGATCAGTTTACTGGTAACAAAAAATCTGTGTGGCTTTTACATGATGATGAAAAAGTTAATTTTGGTGGAAAGAAATTTTTACCTCATAATAATGGTGGAGGCAGAAGCCGTATTTTAAATGCATTTGGTTTAAAAGAATTGGATGTAGAGTCTCCTGCATGGTGCACTTTAAAAGGTCATAACGATGCAAGTTATAGTCTTTTTGTTCTTTACTTTAGGGTAGACAACGAATGGGGAGAAAACGATAAATTAATTAAGGCGCAATAAAGCGCCTTTTAAAATAAAGGAGAAATAAAATGAGTAAAATATATAAAATACAAAATCAAAAAGTAACAGGAGTTCAACGATTGAATAACTCAGTTAGTGGTAATCCTAAATATAAGTTTCTGTTTGAGGGTGGTGGTGTAGCAACTACTCCCTCTGATGCAGGATGGGTGTATTCTATTAGTCAGGGTACATTTTTTTTAAAGTGGGTAGACATTACTTATCACATGACTAAAGCAGGCAAGTCTATTCTTGACTCAATAAAACTAAATAAGGAGGATCAATAATGGGACAGTATCATAAATTAGTTAATCTAACTAAAAAAGAATATGTTGAACCACATAAAATTGGATTAGGGGCCAAACACCTTGAGGGTGTTGGCTTTGAGGGCAGTATGGGAGATGTTATGTATCTTCTCTCTATTGCTCAAGGCAACGAACGACGAGGCGGTGGAGATGCTGAAGGCCACAACTATCTTGGTAGATGGGCAGGTGATGAGGTTGTTGTTGTAGGTGATTATTATACTGAAAAAACAGACAACCCAAAATTTGCATTTCTTTATGGTGTAGATGTAAGCAGGGATGGTAAAAAATATAAAGACATATCATCATCAATTCGTGGCATGCTAACTAAAGTGATGAAGGTAAAATTTAAAAAAAAAATTTATACCACTAGCCACTTAGATGGTAGCATAACTAAATCTACTCATTGGAATAGGAGGGCATCATGAACGTGTGGAAACCTAAAGTAAAAAAATGCGTTAACTGTGAGGGAAAGTTTAGAAGAAGATCTCAAACTTTCCATGGTTGCAGTACACCTTACAAAGGAAATATGATTTGTTATCATCAAAAAGAAAACAAATTATTTTCTCATCTACTTGGTAAGTCTTACAATGATGAGCTTATTCAAGGAGATTATATTAGAAGCCAATACAGTTACATTCTTTGGGATGGTGAGAGTTATCATAATGAAGGAGGTTATTTTTGTTCAGGGAAATGTTCAAAACAATTTGCACGGGAATGTGCTACACAAGGGATGAGACGATTAGGTTACTCTCTTGTACGATTTAATAAAGGAGATAGGAGAGCAGGATGATACACAAAATATTTTTTAATTATTTAGCAGATTTATTTTTATGGTTGTTTTGTAAGCAGACTAGGTTTGGTTTGCTTTTACAAATACATCATGAAGATGCGGAGGAAGGCATTATTGGCTGGAAACATTATGACAGGAACATAGGAGTAAAAAGAAATGGTCGTTCAACATGCGGTCGTTCAACTTATTCCAATTAATGCCTAAAGATTATAGAATATTATATAAAGATTTATTAAAGGAGAATGAAAATATAATGACAAGTAATGACATATTAAAAAGAACCAATGATGAATTAAATCAAATGCATCACAATTCAATATTAAGAATTTTTGAGTTACGTGATCAATTAAAAAAACTACAACCAAAGGAAAAAAAATGAAAAAGAAAAAACAACCATCAACTCATTGTCCTCAACAAATAACAATGAGAACAAGAAAACTACTCGACCAATTATGTAAGAAAACAAAGTTATCAAGGCCTATGCAACTAGAAAAACTTTTAGAACAAGCAGCATTATGATGATAACAAACATTTTACTAGGGCTAATACTCTTAGCCCTGATAGGTATTGGATTTATGGTTTATGTAATGGGGAGAATGATTGATGAACGAAGCAAAAATTAATCAGTAAAAAACTTAGGATCTTCTTTTAGGGGCTTTATAATTTTTCGTAAAGCCTCTTTACCATCCACCATAACGCTCTTCCATTCTTCTCCAGAAAAAACTTTATTGTGCTTAGGATCATAAAAATGAACCGATACATCGCCACATTTGTGGCACTCATATATTTTTCGTACAGGACTATTAGGTAATAACATAACCTTGCCTTTTTTAATATTTTAGCGAATTATACCTATATTTTAAGTAATAAACAATATTAAATTTCTTGGTAGAACATATCCATCTCAATACACTGACTTTTTACCCATACAGGGCTTATGCCTCTTTGTTTAGCTATATTATTTGTAAGGTTTTCTCTTACAATTCTAGCTCTTTCACACGCTTCTAAAGTGGGTAAAACATAAGCCTGGTACTTAACAGTAGGCATGTCAGGGGAATGCATCATTAAAATTAATAAAAATACTTTAATCATTCTTTTTCTATTCTATAGTCTTTAAATCCATCTGGATCAAGTAAAGGACCATAATAGATTGTGCGAAAACTTTCTTTATCATCTCCATCTTGCCATG